CCTACCTTACGACCCAAACGGGTGGTAAGATAGTCCGTCCACAAGTACAAGTGAACGGGTGTTACCGTTGATGGAGGGATCCATCTAAACCACTTCCGCCGAAACTTACGCGACGGAAGGCCTGCCAAGCTTCCAGTACGACAGCTCTCCCAATTACGTTCTCCTTTATTCACACAAAGGATTTCGTTCATTGTGAGTTGCCCAATGCTATACATCTCTTCCAGGGCTTGCATATACCAATACGCAAGTCCAGATGAATTTGTATAACTGCGGTAAGAGCTACAAGTTACATAGCCCTTCACCATTGGGACATGCCGTCTGGTTTGTACCACTTTGAGGTTATACGCAGTATGTGGGTCAATCCACACACCACGGATGGTGTCCTCTACATAAGGAATCAAAGGAAGATTGTCTCGGTCGATAATATCGACGAGGCACTCCCATAAGTTCCCGTAGGGACTCGCAATGCGACTTAGAGTATTAACCAAGTGAGACATTTCCAATTTCCATGGATTGTCAAACCTAGTGTATACCGGAGTCACATCACTGCCAAGGTAATAGTCCTTTCCACAACTTTCGCGGAACGGACCTTTGAAGAAGGATTTCTCCATGTTTACCTTAAACCCAAAGAAGTCTAATAAGGCAATAACCATTGGACACCAGTCCCTATTTATGATGATATCATCACCATACACGTGGAAAGTTCCACGTGGGGATTGACTCTGGTATCCAGATGCCTTACAGATGGAAGCAAAAATCAAGGTTTCGAGCGGAAATGTCGTTCCGTTCCCCATGGAGGAGAACTTTTCATAAACGAAAAGCTCATTCCAACGTGGGGTCTCCTCTCCGCCACCTATCTTCCCGATAGGAGAGCGAATCGCAGCGAGGTACTTATACCATTCATCAGGTAATAGGTACTCTACTGTATTCAAGGAGAGAGAGTCGGACGCCGCCGAAAGATCAAGTGTAGCGTAGTTATCGCTAACTGATCCCTGGTACGCCAGGTCTTGATTTATAGACTGGGAAGACAGGTTGATACCTAAACGAGTCAGGCATCTCTTTGCATACGCATCGAATGCTAGCTGCAGCGGCAAAGCCGCGGCAGGTTCACACGCAATGGTTCTGTCTGTTTTCCAGTTCTTTGGCACGGTGACCACACGGTTCCAATTAGTTCCATCAAAAGATGGGGCGGGGTAACCTAAATAATTGTAGAAGGACTCTACAAAGGGCCTCGCCATAATTGGACAAGAGACATTCCTTATTCGCATCTTATTTTGCGGATGCGAATGTCTCCGTGATGTAGTCGAAGTAGCTCCTGGAGTGACACGAACAAATGCTGGAAACATCTCAGCAAAAGTTCCAATGTCGCCTAATGTATCAGAAATAATTGACTGACAATCTCGTATGGCCCTAACGGGGTCAAAGCCACGGAGATTATACTTCTTCCTGAAGTAGCTCCGCACGCTCCTGTCGTCGTAAGACAGCAGGTTAATGCGAGTGTTAGTCCTGCTACACTCACCCTCAATTTCAAAGAAGGTTTGTATAGCATTCTGAACATTAACGTCCTTCTTTACGAAAGCTTTATTCTTCTTGAAGAATGCGGCTATCTGACGAAGGACACGACATCGCTCGATACTATGATATGCGTATCGCGATTGGTCACCTATGGAAGCTAACGCAGAGACGTTGCGCGACCTTATACAACCAAGTATAAAGTCCGCTTGCGCTTGCGTTAAATAGGACACATTGTCCTCTAGATAAGCTTTCACTAATGTGAAAGTTAGGCTAACGGGAGTCATAACTGATTCCTTGGTGCCCTAATGGGCACTGTTGCATTTCGTTTGTTAAGCTAAGATCTAATGATCAAAGCCATGCAGATATATACGAGCATGATTAAAGCAAATACAATTACTTTAATCAACCAGCTCTTGCTACCCATCAGGCACATTATTCTTTAATGTACTGCTGACGTGTAGCAATCGCTGTAAACTCGTCGGAGGCCACGAGATCTCGAAAGATCGCGAGGTTCGCCGTTGTATCTGTAGAGCTGCCATTCTTAGGTCTACGAATGACAGCTTCAAACGAGTTGCGCTGAGGTAGGATGTTTCCATCCGCGTCCTCAGTAGCCAGAGAGACAACTAAATTGTCCTGTGCGATTACTTGGTTACCTAAGGCCTCCTTCCGAGTTTGAATCACCAAATGCGGTTTCTCAACCGTATGAGTTGCGTCAACCTCGTAAGATCGGCTGTTGCTCTTTTCGGAATGTCCGACAAGAGTGGTAGTAAATGAAGCCATAAGCTCCTCCAACTTGTAGTCCTACTAAGACCGAGATCTAACGATCTGGTACGCTAGTGCTCCAAGGTCGACAACCTTGGGAACATTTAGCCTTAGTTTGGAACGCGGGTAAAGGGAAACGCTTTGAGGTGTACGCTGAGTATATTCAACAGTGCTTTCAGCACTGAAATCTGCCTCCAGAGTTACAAGACCGGAATTAATTCCGCGATCAGTGATTTCTGTAGTACGTGTGGCCTTAATAAAGACCCCACCGGCAGCAACATGCCCAGTTTGCAACGACAAGAAACTTAAAGCTTCGAGCCAATTGCCAACATTGATGAACCAATCCACAATAAAACTAAAACGGATTAGTTCCCAACCAGTTGTCACAGGGTTTGTGACGTATTTGGGTGGTTTAATGTCAGCTACGACAGTTCCGCGAACGCTTATATCATATACAGTGGACCTTGTAAATGTCCACCATTGATTAGCGTCGTTGTAACCGAAGGAATCTGACTCAGTGTAGGATCGGTTGAACCCACTACTTTGTCGATACCTCTCTCTCTTTTCATCGAAATTGCTGAGCGTGTCGGAGAAATCTTCTATATCATATAAAAGTGTTCTCCACGCATAACGAGACTCAAGCCATATGGATGCAGAATCATCGAGAATTAGCTTCCAGCTATTCCGAAGATTCCTAATCCTAGGCGCCGCCGACTTAATAATACGAGTCGCACGGTCTTGCAAAGTAGCAAAACTGCGAACAGTTTTACGTAGCTCTGCTATAAATGTCCCAGCATCAAAACCAGCAGAATAGATACTAGCGGCCGCCTTTTGGACGGCGTAACCAGTATTTTCCTCTGCTGCCAGGGCTTTAATTTGCCCTGGATCGATTGCAAAATTGAGAGGCCCAGTAGAGAACCAATTCTGATCGGTATGATATCTATAGACCGTGTCTGTCGCTGAATAGCGGCCAGTCCAGGAATAGTCTTCAAAGATCTGATTAAAAGGTGTAAAGGGTAATAACTCACCCGATTTCTTACGTTTATGGAAGTTAGGGAGGTCAAAACCGCCAAAACGGCGTTTGTGACTTGTCTTTATAGGGTCTGCAGCGTAAACTAAAACGCTAGGACCCCCGGCTAACGGAGTACGATAATGTCGTTGCTCCGCGACCGCTTCCTGTTCATAAGAATTACCTCTTGGTTTCATACTGGTATCCTCAAATTGTCGAATCCGACGTCCGCGTTGAACGCCGGCGTTTAGGTACCGAAAAGGAATGCCATTGGAAGGCACTGCCCCCCCCATAATGGGGGGG